CTTTCTCAGCAATGACTGCTTGATACTCAACTTCATCTACGGCACTGAAGCCAAAATCATCATCTGCATATTCTGCTAAAATTTTATTGATGTCGTAACTCATTTGTCCCACGCTTTCTGTGCTGTAAAGTTTTTGTGACTGAACTCTAATCTATCCACCAATTTCAATGCTTTGCCGAGATGATCAACAGCAACAAATCCTTCTGGAGCCGTAATACGAAAACCGTCATCGGTACGTACAAACGTGCCGATGCTCCTAATCGTTTCAAGTTTGCGGATAATCATTAACTTGGAATCAACAATCAGATTCATCAAATCAAATATTTGTTTTAGTTGTATTGAATTAGAACGATAGAAACGCATCACTTCATTTTTCTCTTTAATGCGTTTCTGTTTTGTATCTTCCTTCTTTGCTGCAAGAACTTCTTTGTTTAGTTTTGCTTCGACCCAGTTTATAAGTTCTTGTGTGTGTTTTCTAGTATCAAGAATTTTTTTACCTTCACGAACTTTGGTATTGTTGAACGTTTTGATTTGTGTCAGATAAGTTTCTGATGCTGCAATACGATTCAATGTCAGTGCAGGTATTGTTTGAAACACACGACCTGCTTGTGAAAGAATTGATGTAATCTCTGCTGTTTCTTCATCAGTGAATGTTGCAGAGCCAGATGCGTCGGTAAATGATGCATCACGAAACCAAACATCTTTAGTTGTTTTCAAATGTCCAATGTCAATGTTGAATGATGCTTTCATTGTCTCAAGTGTTTTACCAGAGTACGATGTATGGAATACCACGCCAATTTGTGCAGCAAGCATTGTTTGTGCCAACTTTGATTTTGTTGGGACTGCATATACGATTGTATTTGGTTGAAAGATGATATAATCTTCTCCATCGATTGTCTCATGTTTGATATCTCCCTTAGAGAACATCATATCACCCTGCAAAACACCTTTGATACCTAACTTAGGTAAAAATGCTAATGCAAGTTTTAGTTTTTGATTGAGTCCTTCACCCGGATGATTCTCGTCAATATCATCATCAGTATAATTCAATTTTGCATTTTTTGCAAACACTGATTTAGTGCCAACAAAAAACTTACCGTTTTCTGGATTTGTACCTGCAAATATAGCTGGTGCACCATCCCATTTTGTAGTCACATTCATTTTTGTGCCTGTGTGACCTGCAAGCATATTGCGTAAAGAACGTAGAAAATCTATTGCTTCACGTGCACCAGTAACTCCATTGTTTAGTACATTATCTTCAAGATGTTCTAGATGAACATTCTTGCCTTCTTTACTCTCTTTTAGATATTCCATGAATTTCATTTTATGATATTTTTATGAATGGTCCGAAAGTATCGTAACCCCTTATGTTTTTCTTTTGTGCTAAAAATGACATATCAGTTATCAAAGAACGCATTTTCTTTTCATCTATAGAAAGAAGAAAATGTAAAAATTCAAATCCCATCAGTTTACATGTAGCATTTGTGGCAAAAGTTCCACCTTTGTTAAATGCATCAGCAACATTTATAACAAAATCTGGATAATCTACACCAATATCTTTAACATTGTTTTTCACTTTAGTAAACATTGTTTTGTATTTTTTACCTTTTTCCAAATTATCCATAAACTCTTTTGTCGTTCTTGGATATTTGTTATAATCATTTACAAAAGCTCCACGTTGAATTTTATTGACTAATGCTTCAACAAGTTCAACCGGAACTTTACCACCCCTTGCTGCACCCTTCCCTTTAATTGTCAATTCAAATTTTAAATTACTACCTTTAGTGCTTTCTGAAGAGTTTGCTTTAATTTGAAAGTTGTATCCATCACCACTATTTAAATCTTCTGCCAATACTCTAACATCTTGTGTGAAAGTTCCTTTTGATGTTGCTAGTTTTGATATAGCAAAATTACAAACAAAATCTTCTTTAGGATCAACTTTAAAAGAATCAGCCATCGTATCTATTAAGAATTTATTCTCTTCAACCTTTTCTTTTACTTTATCAAAGTTGACTTCTTCTATATGTGCTCCACTGTCAGTTAATTTCAATGATATACCAACAACTTTTGGATTTGTTCCTGTTAATAAATCAATTAACAAAGAATTTAATTTCAAAACACCCGCTCTAATATAATTATCAAGTTTATCATCTTTGAATTTTGATGCGGCTACTTTATAATCATCAACATTTTTTAAACCATCTTCAATAAATTTTTCTATCTGTTGTTGAGTTCCTTTGATAGCCCAAACGTCTGCTGGATTCCACGTATCTTTTTTGGATATGTTGAATTTCACATTGATTAATTTACTTATGTAATCCATGAAGCCACCATCTCGTTCAAATCTTTGAAATGTGGAATTTGAATATTTCTTTAATAAAACTTTTTGACTGAAATAAAATGAATTTAACCAATCGATATAAGGAAAATCTCCGCCGTTTCTAATTTCAAAAATTTCTTTTAATTTAGGCAATTCATCTTTAAATGTTTCCAATAGCACATCTTCTGGCAAAACTTTTTTTGTCAAGACAACTTTATTGACTTTTAATTTTGTCATGGCATCATTCAATTTTTTATCGAAATCAACATTTTCAACCAATGACCTTTCAAAAATATAAGCAGCACCTCTTTCTTGCCAAGCAGTTTTTGCTGTTGGAACTTTACCAGCACCTTTAGATTCTTTATATAAGATAGTTAAAGGTTTTAACTGAGGAAAGTATTTTTTAAAATCTACTATAGTTGCTTGAAATGAAGAACCCGCAACAGCCTTAGATTCAAAATCTACTTTTTCTTTTTTAAGTGTGGCTTCAAAATCAGTTCTGAATTCTAATCTTTTGTTGACTTTAAGTATAACCTTAGTTTGAGATTCGAACTTAAATTCTGGAGTTTGAGCAGACAATTTACTATTATCATTGATAACATCAATGATTAACTCTTGGTATATTGATTTTAATTGTTGTGGTGTCATAGTTTTTTCCCAATTTACTTATTTATCTTATCTAAGAAATGCCTCTAAACTGCTCTTTTTATTGAACTCATAGTCGGAATTTCCTTTACGGAATGTCCATACAGGTTCAATAAACACACCTTCCAGTTCCTCAGAATTTGGTCTGGCCATCATACGCATACCAATTTTACCAACATAATTAGAGTCTGGTAGTGCGGCAAAATGTTCTACCATGTCATCACATAGGTTCAATCTTACACCATTCTTTGCTCTTGGTTCGATAATATTAATCATCATGAATCCATTTTGTCTAATTGTGGGCCATACCATCTCTGTCACTTTGAAGAAGAAATCGTATTTCCATCGGTCGAATGAATTATATCTTGACCATGACTGTTCCGATACTGCTTCTGTGTCTGAGGCATATTTCTCAGTTTCAAAGTATGGTGGTGAAGTAAAGTACAAATCAAATGTGTCGTTGTATAAAGACCAATTCACATCTTCTGATGGTTTACGCCATATTTTGACTATCTTTTTACCATGACATTCAAAATAATTTTCCTGTTCGATTATCTCAGGGGTACCACCTAGAATCTTTTCATATTCCACACATTGTTTCTTATAAACTTTAAACACATCTGGATTTGGGTCGCAACCAACATATAGTTTAGTATTTGGTGTACCATAGAAGCCTGCAAGTCTGTCACCCCAGCCACATGATGTGTCAAGAATATTTTCGGCACGATGACGTTCATACAATGCTTTAGCAACTGATGGTTTGAATTGTGTTGCAGTGTATGTGCCTAATCTGAACCCTGTACGAAATGCAGCATCATCAATACCACTATCTTCCATGACACCAGCCCTCCAAAAGTGCCAATTCATCTTTGCTAATTTACTTTCATTATACCATATTTCCATCGGTGAGTCAACTGAATTTGACCCACACTTCATACGGTTTTCTTGTTGATAGTAATCTGATATGTCATTATAATAATGAGTCTTGTCAATCACACCCAATGGTTTGTCAGCATATTTGTATTTGTAATCATATCTTTCTAACACAACATCAAAATCTTTATACAACTTGTCCATTGATGTATTATAGAAATCATAAAACAATTCACGCATGTCTTGTTTATCAATAATTTTCAATGGAAACTTTGTACCTGCTTTCGTGATGAAACAGGCTAATGAATCTCTGATATCATCTTTTTCATATTTACTGATAAGGTCATTCCATTCCTCTTTTGTTAGAGTAGGAATTTTTCTTTCATTTTGATGTTCTGCAAAGATGTTTACAATCTCACTCAGAATCATACTTTGAAACCTCCAAACTTATCATTAGAACGTCTTTCACGTTCACCAAACGTGTTCAATGGTTTGTCATCAACTTGACCAGAATCCACCAAATCTTCCTGTGCTGCCTGTTCAACATCATACAGTTTCATTTTGGCTCTGTCAATACCAACGACAAATCTTTTGAAATAGTTAGGATCATTGTAACGATTCTTTAGTTGCTTAATTAGTATCTGATTCAATTGTTGCAACTCTTCGGTACTTATCAAAGCAAACATAAAATCTGCTGTTGCTGGTAGCCCGAACGACTCAGAAGTATCTTCCAGACCGGGATCCGAACTTGTGAAGCCACTTCTGGTAGTCTGTGTAGCAGAAACTATCGGAACTTCGAACTCGACCGCTAGACCCCTTAATTCCTCTGCAATCGCCTTAATATAAGAATAACTATTTACGTTAGCACCAGGCTTGATTCTAGCACTTGCACAAATGTTAAGATAGTCAATAAAGATGATGTCAGGTTTGAAACTTTTCTTTAGTTGCAATTCATTTAACAGTGCTCGAAAGTGTAGTGCAGATGCGGCGGCAGTTGGATATTCTTTGATGATTAGTTTGCCATGTGTGTTGACTTTCAGTGCAGAGAACTTTCTATCATAATCTTGTTTGCTGATAGAGTTCAGGTCAGCAATATCAATGTTCAATAGATTGGCATCGATTCGTTCAGCAATTCGTTCTTCTGCCATTTCCATCGTGATGTATAACACATTCAGACCTTGTGACAAACAAGAACCAGCAACATGACACATGAACAATGATTTACCAACACCAGTACCAGCAAGTGCAATGTTCAAAGTTTTCTTTGGTAGACCACCTTTGGTAATCTTGTTGAACAAATCAAGGTCAAATGGAATTTTTGTCTCATGACGATGATAGAAGTCATATCGACTGTCAGAATCATCGATATAATCGTGACCAACAGAGTTGTCGAATGACACACCCAAAGCATCACTCAACATCTTTGGTATGGCACCTTTACCATCTTTGTTTTCTTTGTCATCAAGAATCTTGACAGACTTCATGATGGCATTATAGATTGCTTTGTCTTGACAGAACTTTTCAGTTTGTTTGATTAGCCAGTCTATATCACTAGGTTCATCTTTATCTGCATTGATTTGACGAACAAGGTCAACAGATTCTCTGACTTGTTCTTCTGTCAGCTTACGTGATTCTGTAAAATTAATTACAAGTGATTCATAGGTAGGAAGATGTTTGAATTGATTAATGTGGTCATTGATTTCATTAAACAGAATTTTGTCTGTAGTATCGGAAAAATATTCAGTCTTTAGAAATGGAATAATTTTACGTGCAAAGTCCTCATTGAATATCAAGTTCTTCAGAATAGTTGTTTCGAGTCTTTTCATTATCAGTTTCCATGAGTATTAGAGTTAGTATGTCACCTATCATTGTATGAAATTCTTCGTCAGTTTGCAACTCATGAAGGGTGAAATCACCTGTGTTAATGAGAGTATAATCAAATACCATTCTAGCTACTTCACCCTCTTCAACAATTTTTGCTTGTCCATAATGATACAAGACACCAGCATACTTACCTCTGAGTATGCCGATGCCTGTTATCTTGTCATCATCAGATTGAATAAGTTGGAAATCTTCGTCAACTTGATACTTCATCTGTTTCTTCTTCCAGAACGTTATCTTGTCCCATAATGCTGCTATAAGTGATTTC